CTCTTCATCTTACTAGATCCGCATTTGGGTTTAGTAGTCTGACCAGGTTGCTTTGCACAAGGTTTTCCTGCATACTTACCACCAAGTTGCACCCAACCAGGNGTTCCATCAGATGANTTACTCTTNCCAAACCAGTCACGAAGNGAATTATCTCCAGACTTATTTGCTTCTCCNAATACATCTTTNTATGTTGGTGGCATTTTAGACATCTCTCCCATAGCCATCTTGTTTGCAGTCTTATGCATCACCTCTTTGGAGCGACCCCCATAGAGTTTACTCCACCTATCCTTACGCTTCATCATACCTCTAATGTATTTCTTAGCGGTGCCATTAACGGCAGGTGGAATATCTGACGCAAAACCTTGTGCCATATCAGGATCCTACGACCTGTACTTCTTCGACGATAATAGCACCAGAACCTGCTGTGATTTTTACACAACGCTTAACAACTGCCTGAGGACCACTGTAAGCATAAGTGTAATCTGCAGATGCGGCAGATGAATCAATATCAGTACTAATAGAATTAGGAGTTACTGCAGTAACTTTCTTACCTACTGTTCCTGCTGACAAGAAAGCAGCATTAATTGCAGGAGATGTACTAGCATCTTCTACAGCAATGAAGTCATCTACTGAGAATGGATGAGTGTTTGACAACTCACCAAGATTAGTTCCAAGTTGATAATCTGCCGTAGTATCATCGACGCCCTTTACAATTCTTGCTTGACCAGGTTTTGCTCCCGACTTCAATACAAGTGCTTGGTTTTGCACCAAAGTAATAGCAGGACCACCATTAAATGATACTGTAGATGCTGCTGCTGTAGCAATGACGCGGTAGAAACCAGTCTGAACTACTTGATATTCAGAAGCAGCACCAGTGATTGCGTTGGTGCTTAATACTCTTAATGTTGACATGTCGTGTAATTTTAATTCGTGTCCGTATTATTTATCTCCTTCTGCTTCTTTAACATTTTTTGTAAGTCCGCAGTACTACCAATAAACATCGTGTTATTGACAGTAGACGGCCCCGACTTTTTCTCATCAGCATCTAAATCCTTCATCTTCTTTTGTAAGTCAATCAATTTATCAGTAGTATCTGCTACATGTTTAATAAGTTGACCTGCAACTTCATAAGCACGAGGATGATCTGACGCTCGTGCCACATCAAGTATTCCATCTACTGCCTCCTGACCTTTCATTACTAGGTTATGTAGTTGAGAACGAGAATACTCATAGTCCTGTTTGATATCAGGAGTATCAGTCTTTTTCAAAGTAGGTTTCACTTTTTCCACATGTTTCTGGAGTTCAGTAGGTTCTGCTCCAAAAGCATCATTTAAACCATCAAAAGGAGTTGTCATTAGATTGCCTCATCAGCCCCGCTTACAGGATTACGTTTCTTATTATCAGTGAAGTCTTCATCAACGACACCGAATCCAAAGTCATCATCGGCATCTGCAGATAATGGATCTGGTTGAATAGTATACCGAACTTCTCTGGGTGCAGAAGAAGTGTTTGTATCGGTGTACATATCGGTAATAACTTTCTTGATAGTCTTGCTGTCTGTAATAGGACCGTATAGATATGTCTTTACAGTAAACTGTAGTGTATAAATGATTGCTCTGCGAGCAGAGAAGTCTCCCTCATATTCATCCTCATAGTCAACACTATTTAAAACTACAGGAACATCCTTAGTTTCATTTAACGTTGGTAAAAGTTTTACTGATAAATTGTAATGAGGTTGGAAGAATGGTAAAATTTGTTCTAAAATTTGTAATCCATCCTCTTGATTTTTAGAGATAATTGCTAATTCAAATGATAAGTTATAAGGAACGGGCATGTACACGTTCTTATTTTCGTCAGTATCCTTTGCAAATTTAATCTTCTGTGTAGGTGATACCTTCCTACTAGAATCATATGTGATTCCATTAATCTCGAATGAGATTCTAGGGAGAGTAATCTGAACTCTTTTGTTTGTAGGGTCTGGATTTTGATCAAGACGCGCCAGAAACTTTTGTTTTGGTCCATATGCCAAAGGCACTTTCATCACTTCAGTAGAACGACGAAGTTCGATATTATTAAATAGCGTACCAAACGCTACAATAGTTTTTCTAAAAATTTCGTTATATGAATATGTGCCTAACATCAGATTGTAGTATCAGTAGTGGACCCAACAGTACCGAATGGATTGCCTTCGGTGAAATCGATAATATCGTCGTCAGCAGTTTCAAAACTATAGTTCTGGTCAATGCTGTCAGCAGTATTAGTATTATTTAGAGTGTTATAAGATTCAGGACTCCAGAGAGCACCCGATGTCAATCCTTTAACTGTTTCTGAAGTATTGAAGGTTCCTGTTCTATTAATGACTTGGAGTTCTCTTGTCCCACTATTCCAGGACTTGACTTCTGCTCTAGAGTCTTTTGGAGAGTAGTCAATTGTAACAGATGGGGCACTAGTGTAGCCAGTACCACCACTTGAAACAGTGATACTGCTAACAATCCCTGTAGCCGAAACCACCGCTGTTCCTGTCGCTCCACTTCCACCGCCTCCTGTAATAGTAACTGTAGGTGGTAATGCTGTTTTATAATGCTCCCCACCATCAGTGATTGTAAAGGAACTTACTGCGTCCCCAGTGATTGCTGCTGTTGCTGCAGCAAGATATAAGTCACCAACAATTTCTTCACCAACTGTGAAGTCGCCAGAACCGCCAGCATCCATAACCAACTTGATAGAATTGGCAAAGGCAGTCTCGATAGCATCAATTGCTGCAACACCAGTATCAAGTTTTTCGTCACTGTACTCAAAGAGTTCACACTGACATTCCCAGACATAACCTTTACCTAACTGATAAAAAGGTCTTTCTGCTTCTACAAACTTAATCTCAAACAAATGTTTTGTTGTTGGAAACCAAATAAGGTCACCCTCATTAGGACGACCTTCTACATTTAATACTGCGTTGTCATCTACCTTCTCGGTAAATTTACTTCTAGAAAATATAAAGGTGGTCTTGTCTTCGATACGAACACCAAACTTACTCAGAAGTTCTCCTTGACCTTCCCATCCTTCTACGTTATTGACATATGCTCTGATAGCAAGTGCCTGTGTAAAATTACTACTTTCTACTTCTTGAAAAATCGTGTCTTTATTGACATATGTTCTGGGTAGATAATAGATATCCTGACCATAGAGTTCGATACTCTCAATGATCAGATTACCCATGAACATTTGTTCCTGAGAAGAACCGTTTAGATTTAGTCGGCAACTACTTGTATAGTCCGACTGAATGCAATTTTCTGGGGGATCGTTTCTGTAAGTCATATCAACCGATTAAATCCATTGGTGGGAGTTCGTAAGTCTTGCGAATATCTGCTTCAAGATCCTTCTTAAATTGACTTGCATCTTCAAGAATCTGGCGACCATTTAGAGTCACACCACCAAGCATTTGAATGCCATCATACTTACTAAGATTGCGACCCCATTGCTGTTGGAATAATGCCTCAACATAATCTTTCAACCAAGCATCATTATACATTGCAGTGTAAGTATCGGGGTCTTGACGCATCAAAACTTCTACTACAATTTGATCGCCAGATTGAAGATTTGACCAATCGAAGTCAAGATAAAGTTTTCCTTGATATTCATTGTATCTGACTCTACGATTTCTATCCGAGTTTGTAACCCAATCAAGAGTCTCCAGATATTGCGAAGTCATAAAGTAATGAAGGATATTCCCATGCGTCATCGCATAGATATCATTCAAGAAAATTTGATATTTAATATTGAAAATATTACCAGGAGTTACACTAGAAGCACCAATCTGACTATAAACATGATTAACTGCTAATACTCCAGGAGGAAGTGATACATATTCATTCCCTTCTGTCCAATCGGTAGCACCCAAAGCACTGCCAGTTTTAGCAGCAGTTTTAATAGCATCGGTCACTTCAATCTTGATGAATGCTTTATAACTACCGTTATATGCAAACTCTTGAAAGTAATCGATTGCTTCTTCAATTAGGTCATCCAATTGTTCATCGCATACGTTAATATCGATGGCAGGAAAACCTAATCTACGAAGAGCATAGTTTTTTAACTCTGTTTTAGTAGCGGGTCTTGTAGCGGACATTTGTTATCAGGCGAATGAAGTGATTGTTAATGTAGAAACATCTCCAGCAGATACAGTCTCAGTCTTCTTAAAGAATCCATCAACAGTATCTACAGTTACCGAAGTTGCACCAACAGCAGTGATAACACCTGTAGTGCCTGATGTACTGCCTGTGACAGTATCACCAATTGCCATTTCAGTAACGGCAGAGACATTAATTGTGGCATCTCCACCACCAGTAGAGATTGTAATCGTTTCACCAACTACATAACCAGAACCTGCTGCGTTGATAGCAACTGCTGTGATAGCACCACCAGATGCAGTAATATCTACTGTTAATCCAGTGCCACTACCACTAGAAGTAGTAGCAACTGCAGTCCCAGTGTTATATAATGTACCACCAGATAGTGTGCCATTATTCAAAGCAGTCACGTCACCAGGTGTAGGATCACCAGAGAGGTTCAATGTCAGAGTAGTAGCAGTTGCAAGGTTGTTAAGCATTGCACTAAGTTGTTCAAATGCATTATCAAGTTTGGTCTGTACTCTTGCCTCGGTGTAATACTGATTCGTACCTTCCGAAAGATTAGTAGTGGACTTACTGGAAAGATCCAGGTTTGCACCAGTCTGTAGGTTGACTCTTGCATCAGCACGAGAATTTGTATAATAAAGATTAGTAGAACCTTCTGACAGGTCATCAGTATCTGCTGCAGCAATCCTTGCGTCTGCTCTTGCATCCGTATAGTAGAGGTTAGTACCTTCTGCCAAATTAGCAGTATTCTTACCTGCAAGACTTGTATCGAAGCGTGCCTCAGTATAGAAGATATTTGTAGAACCTTCAGTTACATTATCGGTATTAATGTCTGCCTGAGTGACGCTCAGAGCACCTGCACCGCTAAGTTCAATACCTGTACCATATGTGAAGTGTGTACGGGTCCTAGCAGCGGTTGTAAAGAGGTTTGTGGAACCTTCGGTTACATTGTCGGTATCAATGTCTACCTGCGTTACAGTGAGCGTGTAGGTGCCTGCAGAATCGTTATATGCCTTAGTAATACCTGTGCCTGCAACAATCAGAGCATTAACTCTGTCATCAACACGCTCATTAGTGAAGTATAGATTGGATCCCTCGGAAAGGTCTCCAGTGTCATGATTACTAATATCAGATACTTGACCAGTGACATTACCAACTAATGCTGCAGTAATAATTCCAGCAGCAAAGTTACCAGATGCGTCACGAAGGACAAGGTTGTTTGCTGAGTTGCTTGCTGTAGAAGCAACGTTAATGGTTGGGTTACCAGCAACACCATTAGCATTTGTCAATGTAATACCAGAAGATGCTGTGACAGCGAGTGT